GGGATAGGTACTAGATACAAATTTACAAACAAATGGTATATGTAAATATAATGGTTATATATTATTTGCAACGTAAAGTGTAACTCTTTTTATAGTTTCTATTATTTGCAACGTATAATGTATATGTTCAATCAAAAATAAATAAAAATCAAACATTTCTTATTATTTGCAACACAATACCAAATACATTGCTACACATAATGTAGCCTTGTACAATTTTAAGTGACAAGATAATGACAAGATTATGAAATTCCATAGTCTTTTTTTTATTGTAAAATTAAATCAGAAAAGGAGGAAATAGTTTAAAATGCTTTTAAAACAAGTATGGTTTACTATGAATCCTTTTCTTTTTTATTTAAGGAGATGAAAGTATGTTTAATAATCCATATTATAACCCACAAGCAAGTTTAGATAGGATAAATAATCAAATAGCAGAGTTAGAAAAAATGAAACAACAAATACCACAACAACTGCAACAGCCTACTAACTTGACACAGAACTTTCAAATAGCACCTCAAACACAAACAGGTATTAGGTATGCTAATTCAATAGATGAAGTTAAAAAAGAAATGATAATAAGTGATACACCATTCTTTAGTAAAGATATGAGTGTGCTATGGATAAAGAATATTAAAGGTGAAATAAAAGCTTATACACTTGCAGAAATAGTTGAGAAGGATGAGAAGGATTTACAGATAGAGTTTTTACAAGCACAAATAGAAGAATTAAAGAAAGGAATGAGTACTTATGAATCAAGTGATGAATATGTTGATGAATCAGTTGAAAGTGAAGAACCCTCAAGCATTAAATCAAATAGAAGAACTAAGAAAAAGTAATGGAAATCCACAAGAATTATTAAACCAAATAACTGGAAATTATACACCAGAACAAAAACAACAATTTATGAAGTTTGCTAATGGATTTGGTTTTACAGAAGAACAACTGAAAGAATTTGGTATTAACTCTAAATAGAGTTGATATAGATAATGAAAGGTGGTGAGATGAATGAACGGATCAAACGGAATAGTTCCTACAGTTGATTTAGCAACAAATAATGCTTATCCATATCCAGTATATGCAAATAATGGAGCATTTGGTAATGCTTTTGGTGGAGATGGAATTTGGGCAATAGTACTTTTAGCATTATTATTTAACAACGGTGGATTTGGTGGTTGGGGAAACAATGGTTTTAACAACATAGCAACAACTGATTATATTTCTAGTGAATTTACACAAAGAGATGTAACAAGTGGAACTCAATCAGTATTAACTGCTTTAAGTAATGGATTCAGTGATAATGCAACAAACATTTGTAACTTAAGAAGTGATGTACTAACAGGAAATATGGGATTACAAAATTCTATATTAGATAGTAAGTATGCTAATCAATTAGCAGAAGCACAAACTCAAAGAGATATATTACTTCAAACTACACAATTAGAAAATCAAGCTAGCGTAAATGCATTAAATATGCAAGGAAAACTTGATGAGTGTTGCTGCAATCTAAGAGCTCAAGGAATTGAAAACACACAAAAAATACTTGATGCTATGAATCAAAACACTATTGATGATTTAAGAAGTCAAGTTAATGATTTAAAGAATACTATTACAGCTAATGGAATAGGAACATCAATAGTAAATCAAGTAAGACCATACCCAATTCCAGCATACCCAGTAACTAGTCCATATGTAGGATTATATAATGGTGGATTTTATGGAAATGGTTTCTATGGAAACACAATAGTATAGCATAATGTCTTTAAGACAATCTCAAATGAGAACTTGCTAATTAGAGAATAGGCAAGGCTTATTCTCTTTTATTTTAAGAAAGGAGAGATAAAATGATTCAATCAGTACAAGAACAAGAACTAGTTTTAACTTCTAATACATCACCAGTAACATTTGCAGATACAGATTTAAGAACTGCAAGTGCTAATTGCTTTAATGGTTGGTTAAATCATAATGAAGGTTCAGCACAATTTAATATAGTAGCAGGAGGTATTTATGAAATAGACTTTACAGCAAATGTAACAAGTGCAACTGCTGGAGATATTGCTTTAGGAATATTTACTGATGGAGTTAAATTAAATGGTGGTGAAGCAAATACTGTAATAGCAACTGCTGGTGATTATGATAATGTTTCTATACACAAATACATAAGAGTATGTGGTAGAGGTAATGTAACTGTATCTATTAATAGTTTACCAAGTGTAGTTTATGATGGAACAACTACAGCAACACAAATACCAATAATCAAAAATGCTAACATCAGTATAAAACGCTATGCCTGAATGAATAGAGTAGATAATTTATCTTTAATATTTCAAGCATTAAGTTTACAGTTACTATTTCAAGACTACAACAATTGTGACTTAATGCAAGAACTACAAAGACAAGATAAAGAATATTTAGAAAAGATAATAAAACAGAATGAGGAAATAATCCAACTTTTGAAAGAAAAGGAGTGATTAAATGAATGAAGGTAAGGAATCTAAATTATTAAAGTTAACAGAAGAAACAATAGAAAGAACTATAAAAGATGGTTTAACAACAAATAATTTAGATATAGTTTTAAAATTAAGTAAAATTAAACATTATGAAAAGGAGGATGAAAATATGTATGGAAATTATTCAGGAAGAGGACCTAGTAGAGGAGCTTATGGACGCGATGAATATGATAGAAATAATTATGGAGAATATGGAAATTATTCAGGAAGTTATGGAAGAAGAGGATATGACAGAAAATATCGTGGTGATGATTCTTTAGATAGAATGTCAGGAGAATATGGACGTTATATGGAATCAAGAGAACGCTATGGTGCAGGAGATAAAGAAACTGACAAATCATTCCATTATATGGTAAAAGCACTTGAAGATTTTATTATGGTATTAAAAGAAGAAGCAGAAACACCTCAACAAAAACAACAATTAATGGAAATATTACAAAATAGTATGAGATAATATGTATAAGTACTATAATGCAAATCCACATGATAGACACATTGACGATTGTAGTTTAAGGGCTTTGGCTTTATTAACAAATAGAAATTGGCATGATGTGTATGAAGAATTAAGTAGTTTGGCAAACAAAGATAGTTTGATGATGGATAGTGTAATCTTTTTAGAAGATTATTTAGATGATAGATATCCAAGAGAATGTCATTATTCTAAAACTATTGGAGAATTTGCAAAGGAATACCCCTATGGTAAATACGCAGTAACAACTTCAGGACACATTACAGCCATTATTGATGGAATTATATATGATACATTTGACCCAAGCAATAGAATTATGAGATGTGCTTGGAAAATCAAATAAGATGTAAAACATAAAAGAGTATAATTTGCTCTTTTTTTAATATTATGATATAATGAAGATAGGTGGTATTATGTCTATTATAAAGCACGATAACATTATATATGCAAGAAACATAAATGTTATAGGTGGTGTTGAACAATACGTTTATGAACTAATAAAAAAATATAAAGACAATGATATTGCAGTAGTATGTAAGACAATAACACCAGAACAAGAAAAAAGAATGAGAAAATATTGTAAAGTTTATAAACATACAAACGAAAAAATAGAATGTAAAGTAATAATAACAAATTGGGATACATCTATAATAAACTATGTAAACGAAGACGCTAAAGTATATACAGTAGTACATAGTGATTATTCACACGAAACACAAAAACAGGCACTACCAATAGACAATCCTAGAATAACTTATATTTGCATTACAGAAGATAGCAAAAAGAAATTTGAAGAAATATCAGGAATAAAAGATAGAACAATATTATGTAGAAATCCATTAACAACAGAAAAGATAGAAAAACCTTTAATATTAATGAGTGCAACAAGATTAACAAAAGAAAAAGGTGGACATAGAATGTTAGCACTTGCTAATGAACTTGATAGGCAAGGAATAAAATATATATGGTATGTATTTACTTCTAACGAATATGATAATAATCCAGTATGGAGAAATAAAAACGTAATAAAAATGCAAAACAGACTAGATTTAGATTATTTTTATGAATATGCAGATTGGTACATACAATTTAGTGAAGTTGAAGGTGATTCATACAGTTTAAAACAAGCATTATATGTAGGAACACCAATAGTAGTATGTGAACTACCATATTTTAAAGAAATAGGTATAGAAAATGGTAAAAATGCTATATATTTAGACTTTGATTGTTTCAATGTAGAAAAAGTAGCAAAAGCATTAACAAAACCATTAAAGTTTACATTTGAGCCAGTAAAAGATGCTTATGATAAAATATTAGCAAAAGGCAAAAGTCATTATGAGGAGGATAGAAATATGAAATGTAAAGTAAAAGCTAATGAAAAATTTGAAGGAATAAGAGATGCCGAAAGAAATGTATATCCAAAAGCAGGAGATATATGGGAAACAACTAAAGAAAGAGCAGAATTTTTACAAAGTAAAGGTGTAATAGAAATAATAGAAGAAATACAACCTAAAAAGAAAGTTGAAGTAGAAGAAATTAAAGAAGAAGTAAAACCAAAGAAAGCTAAAAAAAATAAAAAGAAATAAGGTGATATATGTGAAAGGGCAACCTAGAACATTTAAAACTGATGATGAATTTTATAATAAATTTGTAGAATATGTTAATTATTGCAATAAAGAACAAAGACTGCCTAATGTAGCAGGTTTTTGTGTATATAGCAATATAAATAGGGATACATTTTATGCTCAAAAAGAATATTATTCCGACACTTACAAAAAAGTAAACGAAATGCTAGAAGATGAAGCGTTAAATAATAAGTATGTAAACGATACATTAAAGATATTTTATATGAAGAATAAATGTGGATATAAAGACAAACAAGAGATAGATAGTTCAGTAAGTGTAAATAACTATGCTAATCTTACAGAAGAAGAATTAAGGAAATTAGCTCAATGATACCTGATTATGTAAAAATAAGAGCAAGGGTAGAATTAGCAAAAAGACATTTATACGACTATTGTAAACTAATGAATCCACAATTTTATAAAGATAATAGAACATATCTAAAAGAAATGTGCGATAAGATACAAGAATTTGTTAACCAAGATGAAAAGAAATTTTTGGTTATTAACTTGCCACCTAGACATGGAAAGTCATTCACAAGCCAAAACACAGTAGAGTGGTTATTTGGTCAAGATAATAAACTAAGAGTAATGACAGGTTCATATAATGAAACATTGTCTGGACAATTTGCTAAGCAAGTACGTGATACA